TAATGAATCCACCTACTACCAACTCTCATTTCACTTGTCAATAAAAAATTCATAATTCCATATCATCTCCAAAACTTTTGTGGAAAAATAAATCATCCCACCTATATAATACTTCATTGGGATCTTTCTTTTCTTTCTCTACTTTATTTGCCATCATAATTCCATATTCTTCATCAAGTTTAAACACAAGAGCAGAAGCTCCTTTTCCATGATAGAGACCTACTTCGACATTATTAACAAAGAAGTTTTCTAACACTTGCCTAACTCTTTCATAAGGAAAGAATTTATTACCAAGAGCCACAACTTGATTCTTTTTCTCAATAATTCTTGGTAAATCTGCAAAACTATAAAATGTTTCATTTGGAGTATGTGTCTTATAAAATCCTTTCAACTCTATAATACCCTCTATCCTAGAAGCGGAGGCTTGCACAACATACTCTTGCAAGTCTTTCTTATCGTCTTCCAAACATTCTCCAAATAGTTCAATGAACTTCTTTATCGTAGAATCTAACATCATTTTTAAAATTGTCGTATCCTATATAAAATATATCAGCATACATCCATAAGAAAGGTTGTGGTTTGTAGCAAAGCACTGTAATCTTTTTACCTAAATCTTTTGCCCAAGCCAGTTCAAGTGGAGTACCAATCATTGTGACATCTTTTGGAAACCAACCAAAATATTCATCACAATCTTTGACCATCTGATAATCCTTGTCAACTATATCTCTGGCAAATTCATAGGTTGGATCTTCGTAGTAATTATTAACGCCATATTTTTCGTTTAGTCTATCCTCTTCTTTGAAAGGATTTATAACTTCGTAACCTCTCTCTGATAATGTTTGCTCTATCATTTCTTCTCGTTTGCTATTCCATTTGTCAAATGGATGAGCAAAATAAATTTTTTTCATAATATTGCCGTCTTTATCTAATTTTTTTCCTATTTTTTTATATCCTTCTTCTATTCGTCTATTATAACTCATCTTTCATTCGTTCCATTGTAACAAAAAATTCTCTTATACAATTACCACATCTGGCACATTTGGTTGTTCCTTTTTCTCCTTCAATCTTTCCACAAGAATATACATAAGCATTATATTTAAACATTCTCATAATCTCTTCCCATGCTTGTGTAGTTATAGCATTGTAAGAGTTAAGAGTTCTCTTTCTAAATATATAATCATCTTCATATCCTTCTGGAATAGGAGTATCAAAGTAAGCCATGAATGTTAATACAACTGGTACTTCTTTCTCAGTATAGTATTTCACCGCTGGTTTGACAACTTGTTCTAAATTCCAACAGTTCGTTCTTATTCTTACAAACATTAAATTCTTTGGAATCTCTATAAGTTTATGCCAACTTCTATCAGTCATAAACCCCGGATTTATAGTCAAAACAAATGGAGCATCAAACTCTTCTAAGTCTCTTGGGATAGCAGTATTATAGAATTTCAACAGATATTTGCCTGTCTTTTCCATAACAGTTTCTCTGTCAACATTACTATCGTTTCCATCATTTATCCTAAACACTTTACTATACATTTCTTCAAGATATTTATAATCGTAAAGATTGGGTAAATTCTCTTCTAAAGTTCCACCATCCTTAACTAAAAATGATCTACCTGATTGGAAGAAACAATCATCACAATTGTTAGGACAATGACCTGTTTGCGGAATTACAGCATATATTCCACTACCCTTTGTCTTCGGATTTTCCTTGTACATGCTCCTTCAACATCTTGTTATTTTTTTCTACTTTAGCGCTATGCTCTTTTAAATCTTTTACTTGTTTAGATAATCTAGCGTTTAATTGTCTAAGATTTTCATTCATTTCTCGAAGTTCTTCTACTTCTCCATATTTTTGTAGCAACAAGTCTTTGACTGTTGCCAATTCCTTTAATATGTTGTTCAATTTCATTTAAACCACTTATCAAAAATATCTAATAATTCATTTAGTTTTCTATAATCTGGCTCGAATGATTTTGGATCATCCATCCATTCGATAGCAAGATCTAATACATACCTAAAATCATCTACTAATGCATCCAATATATTATTTATTTCTTCAGCCATTTTCTAAATCACTTAAAGTTTTATCTTTATTTTCTTCCCAACAATCATCACAACAATCGTTGTGTTCTCCTTGAATATATTCTAAGCCACAAAATCTACATTCTTCATGGAATAAATCCCAAGCCATTCCAGGCGTAATAGGATCGTAATAAGAGATTCTTGACAATCTTAGTTTGATGTATTCATCTTCTAGCTTATCAGAATCCCATTCTTTTATTTCTTCCATGATTTCTTTTGTCCATTTTTCTTCTCGTTCTTTTGCTTTTATCTCTGCTTTTTCTCGTTCTTGTTTAAAATATTCTTCTGCGGTTAGCATTTAATTATCACAATAATAATATTTATCCTCTATATCGTAAGGACCTAATAGTCCATGTAAATCGTTCATACAATAAACTCTATCTCCCCATTTATCAAACACAGGTAGTTTGAAATCACAAGGACATTTCTTTTCTCTATGACTAGAAATTTTAACAATCTTTTTCTTAATCACTTTTACATATCCGCCTTCTCGTAGTAAAACAATATAGTCTTTCTTATCTCCTAGTTTTCCTACTTTAGAGCCTACATCAAGCATTCTCATCATACTTCCCCAACATTTAACCTGACTACCATTTGGTAGTGTATCATAAACTCCCATTATAATTCCATATCGTTTTTTATTTTATTTTTACCAGCCATAGTTCTCATAGTCGGAGTAGTTCTTGGATTATAATTTCTAATCACATATTCTATACTCCTAGATTTCTCTTCACCTATAGATAGAGAAGCATTATTAACTCTCTCTATTGGTTGCACATATAAATCTGGCATTTCTTCTAACCAAAAATCTTTCTCGTCTATACTAAGAACGAACTTAGCTTTCTTAATATCTTTCAATAGTGTTCTTAAATCTACAAAATCTTGTTGATTCCAGCCTGTTTCTATTCCAGCCATATATTCATAAACTTCTCCTCCTGTAAAATAAGGAGGATCTAAATAAATACAAGCCGTTTCTCTATCACATCTTTTTAATAATTTTCTGAAATCTTGACATTCAAATTGCACATGTTTTATTCTCTTATAATATTCGTCTATATGCTCCAATTTATTTAGATAAGGAGAATGCCATTGTTCTCTTCCTGTAAATGAAATTCCATGATAAGCATTATTCATTTGTGAAAAACTGTGATGATTTACATAATATAATCTAAAAGCATCTTCTACTTTCTTATCTGCCTTTTCTCTATACTCATCGAATAAGGCACGACTATCTATTCCTCCTTCATTCTTACAATAATCTACAAATTCTCTTCGTGCTTCTTGAATTGTCTTCCAGAAATTAATTAATCGTGAATTTATATCGTTAACAACTTCTATTTCAGAGGGTATCTTATTAAACAAAACAACAGAACTGCCTCCAAATACTTCTACAAAAGTTGTGTGTCTTGGGAAAGGTAAAATATAATCCAATAAATTATATTTTCCTCCATACCATCCTAATAATGATTGTATCCAATTACCCATATTTACTGCATCTCACTTCATTATTCTTAATAAATCTACTTACTTCTCCAAAAAAGTTTGGATAATCTCTCAATTGAAAAACGACAATCGCTGATGGAAAAGGAGCAGAATGCTTTCCTCCTTCAAATGTCAACCTACCTTTGATAAATCTAATCTCAGTTGCTTTCATACAATAGTCGTGCCACCATTGTGTATCAGTTCTTGCTGGAACAAGACAAACAACAGTAGCTCCTTTCAAATATTCTTCGTGTGCCTTTTTCATCCAATCTTTTATTACTCTTCCATAAGGAGGATTCATAAAAACCCTTTTATAGATAGACCAATCTTGTGATAGACCATTGTCTTCTTTTGAATACCATTTCTCACATTTATGGTTTTCTTCGTTAGCACAAGGATCTAAGACAAAATCAAATTCTTCATTTAGTTCGTCAAATAACCATTGAGGAGTACCCCACTCAATAGATTTTGATTCGAACAACACTTTATCTACCACTACACTGTCACGGCATTTTGCTTTTATTTTATTCCATTCATCATACATATTAACCACAAAAATTTTTTATTATGTTATCACCATCAAATTCATGTAATAACACATACGGAATAGAATAGAAATGTGTACTACATAATCCTTTAAAATTACAAGGACAAGTTCTGCAATAACAATTAAATCTATAAAATTTTGTTTTTGGATTATAAGAAAGAAGCGGGATAAATCCTTGAATATCTTTATCAGCTTCATATTTCTTATGTATATCTAATTTCAACACAAAGTAAAGAATTTTTCTTATCTTTACCATTATCTTATTAAATAAATTTTCCCTACTTCTATAACTCCATATCATTACTTATCTCACTAGGTCCTTCTATAATATAATCTAATATATATTTTCCTATTTCTGGCTTAACACAGTTTCTTAATAATTGTCTTCTTCTCTCTCCAGTTACATCATCAGCTAATTTAATTCCTAAATATTTTTCTAACTCTGCTAAGTATTCCCAATTATCTCTTCTTGTAGCAGATTTCACATTAGTAACTGTAATTGTAGAGTATTCATACTTCTTCCTAGGTATATGGACATTAGACCAGAAGTAATGCCTGCCCAGTATGAATGATGGTTTTATAATAGGTTCATAGTAGGTTTTAACATTTTCTACTACCCAGTTGATATTATTATTATTATAAGTTGAATAGTATTTTAAGAAGATAATTAACTGCCAGAGTTTCATATCTGGATATCTCCTTACACCTTGAGCATGTAGAAAATTGTTGGTAATAGAGTGAGTAGGGCAAGGCGGGGAAGCCCAAATGAAATCATATTCATCATAGAACCAAAGACAGTAATCATAAGCATCCGCAATAATTACTCTATCATTCTTGTATCTTCTTTTGTAAATTCGAGCAATTCTATCGTCATGTTCTACCGCTGTAACTTCGTGCTCGTCTCCCCATAGAGCACGATTTCCTCCTATTCCTGCGAATAAATTAAGAATCTTCATTTTTATCTACCATTATAGTCCAAAATCTTTTACAATAAGGACATCTATATATATCATAAGAACCTTCCTTGAAATCTATACAATATCCTCTTTTGCCACATAAAATACATACATTATCTGGTATCATAATTCCATATCATTGCTCACTTTATTTAATGCTCTCATTTGATAATAAGAAGTATTCATTAAGCTGAGAAACGGTTTTGATTTCTCATTTAACTGGCTTCTTTTTAATTCTTCATAATCTGGAACGAATCCTAAATTTTTAAGTTCTTCTACATCTTCTTCATCAAAAGATAACACAATTGTATCTCCTTTATAAGGTGTTACAAACTTTCCATTCAACTTCTTAGGAAACTGGCTGAACGGCATTATATATGGATTGTCGCCAGGATTAAAATATTTGTTAAAATAATCACGAGTGTTTCTAGCTCCTCTTGCATTTCTATTACCTAAATCATAATCATCTATCTCACTATTGATTGCTCCTTTAGGTGCAATATAAGTCCAAGGTAATGTTTCGAATCTTGAATCAAGAACTTTCATCAATAATTTAAAATCTTCCTCTACATTAGGAGAATCTAACAATATATCTATCATAGTAGATTGTAAGTCAGCAGAGAATTTAGATGTGTTTCTCTTCTTTTGAGAGATACCTTTTATTTCTAATTCAGCCTTGTCTAAAATTTGACCATCCTTCCATAGATTTCTTTTAACATAATTTTTAGCTGCTTTAACCCAGAATTTATCTGATATAGTTTCTAATCCAACTTTCATTGTGTGTTCTTGTATATTATAAACTCTACGAAGATAATTATCTATTATCTTATTAATCTTATTTACTAATTCTTTTCCCTCTTCTATTGCTTCTTCTAAATTTTTACATTTTAAACAAACAAAACAAGAATCTGTATCTCCTCCAATAACAACATAGTCAAGTTCTTTTAAAACATTCATCATCTTCTTAGTCAAATCTTGACACATGAGAGTACAATTATTGAATATAAATTTTGAGTAATTCCTGTCAGCTGGTAAACCCATGATTCCGAATCCTCCATTCGTGAAAGTTTTGATTCGAAATTGTTTGCCATCTAACAACTTATACATTGGATCTTCAATAGTTTTTTTAGCTTTTAAGTACGCTGTAGCCATCTCTTGAGCTTTTAATCGTAACTCAAGCCACTTCATAAATTTCTTTCTATTAACTGATTCAATATCTTTCCTGAAAAAGCCCATGGGCGTTTCGATTAGATTCGTTCGTTGGTAAACCGTTCCATCCTTATCCCAAACTTCTTCATCGTTATATTTTAACAAATTAATTGCTGTTTTTATTCCGGCGTTTGAACTCATTATCGCATTGGGATATTGTTTGTTAAAATCTATTGTAATAACCCATACGAACATCCCGGCTCTTAATGGTTCAGGCACATACCCCCCGATTTTTGGCAAATCATGTAAACTTTTAATTTCTTCAGTATCTCCTCTCCTCTTCCTAACTTCTACTAAATCTTCCAATGTAATTGTAAATTTAGAACCAATCTGCTTCTTACCTGTTATTGGTTTTCTCTCCCATTTCTGATACTTTGTATCAAAAACCATTGTCTCTCTATAATCTCTAATCATATCATGGTCGTGCATTTTGCTGGAATATATTCCATCGTCTGGAGGAGCAACCACAAGATGTGCTTGTTCAAATTGGTCTTCTATCATCTTAAAGAAATCGTCTAATAAGACAAGACCTTCCACATCTACAAGATTATAGTCGAGCAACTTATCGCAAACAGTCATATCTAATCTCATCTATTTTTATCATATCTTCAATCATACTTACTCCTCTTGTATAAACTATCATTGCTTCTTTTCCATCAACCCAAACGGCTCTACCATCTTTCATGTCTTTCATTAAACTACTGTATTGTTCAAATGTTATTATTACATCATATTTTACAATAGTCAACGCAAGTTTACGATGTCGTATCTCAATAGTTCTATAAGCAGGAGGTATCTCGTATGATTTTTCTCCTTCTTTTAATATATCTGACAGTATCATTATTCAAACCTAAATGGTTCCATTTTATGGATATGAATAATATGAAAACATCCAGCAACTGGACATTTGTATGTATTCTTTGCTGTCCAACCTAATGTTGGTTTGTATGGTACTAATGGTACATTATGCATTGGACATCTTAAGTTTGTTGCTTCAGAATCTACTCTACCACACCTCGGGCATTCAAAATGACCAGTACAACCACAAGACAACCTTAATTCAAGCCCACATTTCTTACATCTAATCATAGTCTTCTCCATACCACATTTCATTACACTTTTCACAGAGATATATTCGATGATCTATGTCACCTATATCATTTACTTTTTCACTAAGACAAAAAGGACATTTCACTCGAATATTTTCTTCGCTTTCGTATATAATTCCTTCACCAAATTTCTTTCTTTATTAATTAAATATTGTTCTGGATTTGTTGGATCATAATCAGAAGTTTCGTTATTCTTCCAAAGTTCCCATACATGTTCTTTATGATGAACCTTTCCAAATCCCACAAAATATTTCATATATCCATCTAAGTTGCCCTCTCTAAATTCATTAAATTTCTTATCATACATAAAGATGGCATTCGTATATATGAAATCTATCTGACACAATCCTTCTATACTCACTCCTCCTTTCTTGCCTTGACTTCTCCATTTAACTCCTTTAATTGTATTAGGAAGAGGGCTAAGTTTTTCCATATAATCTAATATCTTGAGAGCCTTACATCTTTTATAGAAATAAGGCATATCAAATCCAGCGTGATAATATTTTCTTGAATATCCTTTCTTAGTTGAGATTTTATATCCTCCTTCACTATTAAAACCAAACATAACATCTGGTCTTATCATAGCAATCCAGTCTATAAAATTTTTCAACATATCAACTTCATTGGTGAAATTATGATTAAAAACTTTATTTACATTGAAATATTTCTTCTTTTTTTTGAGAGCTGGTACATAATATTCTCCTCTTCTTTCCCAGTTCTTAACAAATTCAAGACTGTCTTCTTTAATAAGAGGATGCCAAATAAATCTATGATATTCCTCTGTATAATTATCGTATGCTGTAATGCTTATTATATCGCATATTTCTGCATCATCATATCCATTAAACAAAGGATAAACTGGCTCTCCATTTGTTTCTATATCCCATATAACTGTTCTAATCTTGACATAGAAATGATCGTATTCATTTAATTCTTTGATGTCTTTGACAGTCAACCATCTATCTTTAAAATCGTCCGAAACTGTGATGTAAGGAGTGCGAATTCCCATCTTCTCTATACACATTTTTTCCCATTTAATATCTGACAAGAATGTGTGACTAAACAAATCCCTGTTTCTTCTTACTTCCCATGGAAATGTTGTTGTTAATCTAAGAGTTTCCTCTCCATAATTTGATGGTGGTCCATCAGTTATTGTTATAATATTATCTAGCTCTTTGGCTATATGTATTTCATTTTTTGGTATATACATTTCTGGTGCTAAATTTTCCTTATCACAAATATAAACTACATGAAAGTTTCCCTTCTCATCTCTGCAAAATAAAAGTAAAATTGGGGCATTATATTTTTCAACATCGCTCTTGTTGTTATAATACCCATAATTCATTATCTTAAGGTTCATAATCTTTCTACTTCCTCTACAATCTGGTTTGGTATAACGATAAATTTAGTTTTGTCGTCATCGAACATCTGAACATGCTCTACAAAACGAGAGAATTCTTCTAAATGTTCAAAAGCATAATCCTTAGTTCTTATTACAATTATATCTCTATCAGTCATTTTCTTGCGTTGATTATATTTTGTAATTTGTTTCTAAATCTCCTTTCTTTCTCCTTAATCCTAATAGGATCTAATTTTGGTTTGTTATCATACCATTCTTTAAATTGCTTTGTTACTACTCCGCGCCAGATAGCATGTTTACCAGATTTTTCAAAATCTTCTATATCAAAATCAGTAAAAGGAAAAAGATCGGTGGATAAAGGATGTCGCTTAGCTTTCCTTATCATTAGTTTCTCACCTATATCTAAATTTCCTACATTTCTTTCCAATTTACTCTTCCTCTATATCTTCTATACTTTCTACTTCTTCAATTATATCTACATCATACAAGACTCCATCTTTGTCTTGACTTCCAATTGAAAACACTTGAACCATAGTCTTGTCCATACTCTCTATTCTTAAAACCATTGTCTCATTCTTTTGCTTTCTGAAATTAAAAATAATTTCATCTAACAAATTAGGAATGATTGCTTGTAAGGCAGAGAACTTAATTGAGAAAGGTAATATTTCTTTTCCTAAATTCTCATATGTAATTTTATGACGAGCCATACTAGCGGCATTAGGTCTTCCAGTAGATATAATTAATTTTCCTTCCTCACTAAAAATAACAGTATCATTATCTTTTGTGAGATTTATTGAATCAGATACGAGTTTAAGTAAATCTTTTTTGTCTAACTTTATTCTCATAGGATATAAAGCAGAACCTTTTGGAGTCGTGAATTTTGCTACTTTCATTGTTTCGCCATCATCGGCTACAACATCTACATAAGAATGAGAATCTCTCCAATTAAAAAGCAAATCTTTCTGGCTATAAACATCGTCTAAAGCCTTGTCTCCAGTTAACCTTCTCTTATACCAATCTGAACCATCCACAGTTTGAATATAAATAGCGTCTTGGTCATCCCAAACTTCTATTTCTTTTTCAACATCCATAGATTTAAAGATTTTGTCAAAGGTTATCTTGTTAGTTATTTCAACCACTCCAGCTTCATCAACCTTTGCTTTAATTGAACTGTCTTGCTTTATTTGTTGAAAGAATGTATCAATTGTTAAAACAGTTAGCTTTTGATTATCTTTATCTACATCAATATAAAAAGCAGAGAAAAGGGGTGCTTCTGTTTTCCCCTTACTTTTAAATTGGAGTACCCCTCTGCAAGACACTCCATCCAAAAACTTTTGGAATTCTTTACCTTTAATTCTAAATCTTGTCATGTTTAAAACCTAAAATGATCTGATCCTTCTTTAGCTCTCCATCTTAAATGTATCCAACCTGCTGGAATATAATGACAATCTCCATTAGCGTCAAATAATCTATGACCTCCAGATTGGCTTACATTTATTTTGAGAGGTTCTCGAATTGTTACATAAAAGATTTTTCCGTCTCTAACAAAAGTATAGACTCTGAATTCTTCATCATCTATGTCTTTGAATTCTATTCCACTTGGGTTTCTAAATTCTACCATAGTTCTTCCTCTTTTATTTCTGATCCTTCAATTATATATTTTGCTATGTGTTCTATTATATAGAAAGCAACATCTCTTTTGTCATACGCATAATATAGCTCTATATTATCTGTTGCTATCTTACTTTTATATCTTCCATCTATTAAGTTGAAATAAGGAAATCCTTCAGCGTCTTTATGTAATCTATAAACTTGGTCTAAATTAAAAGCATTGCCTCCACTTCCTTCAGCCCATTTAATGTTGTATGGATCTGGATCATTTTTCTTAACCCAATGAGGTGGAATTGGTACTGCTTTAACATTGTCTATTTGCCATCCTTTATATTTCCTTTTACGCTTCATATATTCATTCCACCAAGCGTTTCGGATTTGCCAGTCTTTCTGATTCTCCACACGAGAACCAACTTCTTTATCATAGACTGCTTCATAGACAATAGAGAACATAGAGTCCAGGACTTGGTAATATTCACTAAGAGAATCTACTATCCATAAAACTTCTGAGCCAAAATCAGCAACTGCTGCTTTAGCCGCGTCTTCTACTTCTCTCTTTGCTTTTAAAAGTTCATCTATTCTTACAGATTTTGTTTTTCCTAATTCAACTTCTACATCCCTTTCTGGAATATCAAACTCAACAACATCTATTATAGGAACTAAAGGTTCTAATATCCTCTTAAATGTTCCACGAGACATTGCTTTGTGGTATCCATTATCTAAATCATGGATAACAATCTTCTCTACTTCTGACATGTGTCCTTCCTTTAACAAACGAATGGAGTAAGGAAATTTCTCCTTGTCCAATCTATCCATATACTTTGAATTGAAATAGCCAAAAGCAGTAGACATGAGAGTTTTTCCAAATCCAGCAGGCGCAATTAGAGCTATATTAAGACCAAACTTTGCATCAGGTTGAATCTTCTTATAAGAAATACTTCTCTTTAATTCTTCATCATCAACATGTACTGCAGGTTTGGTAAATTTACTGAAGCTCATTATCTTCCTCTACTACAGTTGTTTTAGCAGTTAAATCTAATTTAATACCATCAAAATAAAGACTTAGCTTTAAGTATTGACAGTTTGGATTGTTTATCATTTCATCCAATAGACTTGCAATTAGACTAACTCTATTAGTTGTAGCCATATT